TATATAATTATCTGTAGTTTGTATTTCCAAACTAGGATTAAATAATACTAATATTTGTTCTAGTATTTGTAACTTTTGATCAGTATTACTAGTCCAAATATCTACATTGACACGTAGTAAATATGGGGTTGGCATAATTCTTTCTACAGTATAACTTTTGCCTTTGTAATTATTATATTCTTGATTATCGTCATCGTATGCACGTTCAACTATATTTGTTTTTCTAACATAAGTTGCATCTGCAAGTCTGTCTCTATCCATTTCAAGTGCAGTAATATAAACTGCCATACGTGGCGCACTAGGTAATTTATTTTCACTATTATCTCTAATAATATTTGAAACTTGTCTTGTAAGATCACCGTACATAACAGGTACTTGCTTTAATGTACCATCCATGTCAATTGAAAAATTACTACATAGTCTAATTACCTGTGTAATATATCTTCTAATTTGTCCGTCATAAAAATGCAGCATTAGTTATCCGCCTTTGGTTTAAGTGCTTTTGATAAACTCTGTCTTTCTTCAATTGTTTCACCATCAATATCATTTGTAGCTTCGTTGTTAATAAATTGTGTTTTGTAGGTATTTCTTACAATCTCATTGCTCATTGTCATTCTTACATCTTGTGCTTGATTAACCCATTTTCTGCCATCATATCTAAATAATCTATTTGGCAAGAAGTCTGATCTTAAAAAATAGTCGCCTTGTTCAGCTTGACGTGGAAATTGTATACCCATACCGTAAGGAGCTCCGTTTGGTGCATCTTTTGTGCCTAACAAATAGCCACTATATCCTGCTCTATCTGGACGATCAGTGACTTCAGATGCATCAGTTGAAATATTACTTGCATCTAAATCAGCATCGTCTGCTGTCTTAAGATTAACAGTGCCGTCATCATTATATGCAACAGAATAGTAATGACTTATATCATACCCACTAAGTGGAGCATCTGCTTCTGCTTGTTGTACTACAGCATTATTAATTTGCATCTCTTTTTCGTATGTTGACAAAACATCTCTAAGAGTATTACCACCTGGCTCTTCTTCATTAGCAGGTAAATCTAATATTTCTTTGAACTCTTGTCCATCGTATATTTGCTTTAATTTAAGTCTATATAGATGCGGATACCATGTTGGCGAAAAGCCTTCTGCTGCACGATTAACATCTTCAACTACATAGAATCTTTTAAGTGCAACACTATAATCATTTTCTGCGTATTCGTCTTTCAAATGCGGCAATTCAATAACATCACCTGACATAATTTTCCTACCAAGGGTCTTTACACTACTGTTAATGTGTATAGTCATCATTAATGTATCATTACTTAGAAATAATCCAAATTGACTTAAATCAAAGTCAATATCTTGAACATTGTAAATAGCTCGCATTTCATAAATATCCGGATCATATTTTCTATCTCTATTTTCAAGAAATAATAGATCCTGTATATTAGATTCTGATGACTGATCATACCTTGGTTGGTCAGCAGTTGCATCTGATTCATCAGGGTTTGATGCTCCAATATACTTGTGTATATTGATATCTGTACCACCAATAGTAAACATCTCTAGAATTTGATTATCTAGAAATTTGTAATCAGCGCCACGTTCGGGTTTGTATAATGATAGTCTTGGCATATACATATTTAGCTAAATACTAATGGAGAATATATATGTCGAATTTAGTAACTCAGAAACAAGAAGTGTTTGATTATGTTAATGCCTTCCTCGGAGGTGGCATGATTGATGTCGAACTTGATCCAATACATTATGAAACAGCTTTGCAAAAGGCATTGAGTCGCTTTAGACAGCGTTCAGATAATTCAGTAGAAGAATCATACTTGTTTATGCCTACAGTAGTAGATCAAAATGAATATACATTACCGCATGAAGTAATGGAAGTACGAAAGTTATTTCGTAGATCAATTGGTTCAAGAACCGGCGGCGGAGATGGCGGTAGTTTATTCGAACCCTTTAACTTAGCATATACAAATACATACTTGTTGTCAGGATCTAAAATGGGAGGTCTAGCAACGTATGATATGTTCTCTCAACATCAAGAACTAGTAGGTAGAATGTTTGGATCATTTATTGAGTTTACTTGGAATAATACAACTAAAAAATTAACATTACTACAACGCCCTAGAGCAGAAGAAACGCTGCTAATATATGCATACAACTTACGTCCTGATTCAGAATTATTAAACGATTATCTAGCAAAACAGTGGATTAAAGATTATACATTAGCAGGCTGTAAATATATGTTAGGCGAAGCACGTAGTAAGTTTGCTACAATCGCAGGTCCACAAGGTGGTTCAACACTTAACGGTGATTCGCTCAAAGCAGAAGCACAAGCTGAAATGGAAAAGCTAGAACAAGAAGTATCAATGGCAGTTCCAGGCGGAACTGGATACGGATTCTTAATCGGATAAAACGGTTGACATACTGGCTTATGTAGTATATACTGTAAAGTATATTCAGTAAGGAGTCTTTAGTGTTACCCAAACTATTAGTCGTAGGACATGGCCGTCACGGCAAAGATACTGTATGCGAAATGCTAGAAGCATACGGATACACATTTCAATCATCAAGTAAATTTTGTTCAGAACTTTTTATCTATAAAGATTTAAAAGAACAATACGGGTACGCTAACGAAGAAGAGTGTTATACAGATAGACATAATCATCGCACTGAATGGTACAATATGATACATAATTATTGTAGTGATGATTTAGCAAAGTTAGGACGTAACTTATTTGCTAAACATGACATTTATTGTGGACTACGCAACAAGCGTGAATTCTTTGCAATGCAAAATGAAGAAATATTTGATTATGCTATATGGGTAGATAGAACAGATCACTTACCTTTAGAAAGTCATAAATCAATGAGTATTGAACAATGGATGTGCAATTACACTATTGACAATAATGGTACACTAGATAGACTAGAAAAAAATGTTGATACACTAATCAAAACAATATTTAAAAATCAGGGCGTAAGTCTCCCTGTTTCCACACAGCTCCCTCTTTTTGTATAATGCGTTGACAATTAGCACAAACTGTTTTTAAATTACTAGGTCTACAATTATTAAGATCACCGTCTATGTGGAACACATTAAACTGTTCTTGGTGCTTACTTGAATAACTACATTTTTCACAAATGTTCTTTTTGATATAACCTTTTTGTTTCCATTTAGGTATACCATGACCTATTCCGTTACGCAAGCAAGTTTCACACAACTTACGATAATATACTTTATTGTGTTTTTTATAATTTATTGCTGCCGGACGTTGCCCGCATTTACATAATGGACGCATACTTGTATTTACCTCACCTTTTCGATACCTTTTTCAGTGTGATTATAGCACTGATTTATTCAAGACGTGCTAAATACATGTAATACAATAACCGTCCAATAGGAGAATCAATATGGCATTAGTATCCCCAGGTGTAGAGGTCAATGTAATCGACGAGAGTTTTTACACTCCGGCGGCTGCAGGCACCGTACCAATGATATTTGTTGCAACGGCAGCTGACAAAGTTAAAGGCAGCGGAGCTGGTGTAGCAGAAGGTACAAGCGCAGCAAACCAAGGTAGACCTTACCTAATAACAAGTCAAAGAGAGCTTGTGGAAACATTCGGAGATCCGTTGTTCTACTCAGACAATAACGGAAATATGATCCACGCAGGTGAACTTAACGAATACGGACTTCAAACAGCGTATTCACTACTAGGCGTAACAAACAGAGTTTACGTATGTAGAGCAGATATTAACTTATCAAAACTAGAAGCAAGTGCAACAGCACCAGGTGGTGATCCACTTGATGGCACTTACTGGTTTGATACACTAAACACAAATGTTGGTGTTAAAGAATGGAACGGCGCTTCCATTACATCAACAAATGGACAAAGCTTCAGTTCAGTAGTACCAACAATTATTGTCGAAACTAGCAAAGTAGTAGATTATGCAGGCGGCGACTACACACCAAAAACATCAGTAGGTGCAATAGGTGATTATGCATTAGTTGCAGTTACAACTGTAAACAGACTATGGTATAAAAACAATGCTGGTGCATGGGTAACAGTTGGCGGCGATGCATGGAGAGCAGCATGGGCAACTATTAGAGGCACAGTAAATACTCCAACAGTACCAAGTGGTGTAGATTTAAGTATCGACGGCGAAGCAGTAACAACTACAGGCACAACAGTAACACAATTAGCAGCTGATATTAA